CCGGCAAATCTTCTTGTTCTGCACCACCCTCCAGGCCCATATCACCATCTTCCATTTCTGGCTCTGCATCACGAATTTGCTCACATGGGCATTCATCGCAATCACATTTCTTTTCTTCATCTTTTTCACAACCAACAAGTGGCAAAATTAGCATTAGTGCTGTTAATATTAGTTTTTTCATTTTAAAATCCTTTCAAGATTTCTTTATTTTATTATAAAACTTAAGATATACATGTTTATTTTAACGTCCATTCATCAACTATTTCAGGCAGTATTACATCTGATTCGTTTCTACTCTTAATAGGATTTTTTCCTCTAAGTATAGAAAGTTCATTAATAACACTATCTTGCAACTCAAACATTTGCTGACGCGCTAACTGAAGTTGTATTTGTGAATCTCTAAGCCTTGCAATCAAAGCTTGCCTATCACCATCACTTTTTGAAAGTTTAGATTTCAATTCATCTATTTCTTCAGGGCTTCTTCCACTCGCAATGATAATCATCGAAGGTATATTACCAAATAAAATACCAAACAACCCGATTAAAACTTCACGATTACTCTCTTTAAAATCAAATAACGCTAAAAAAATAATCAGCATTATTATTGTAAATAAGAAAACAACGCTAAATAACCAGCCTCTTGTTTCTCTTTTCTGTTGAACGACTTCTTTATCAGCGCCTTCTGGCTGCTTTTTCAATCCCATAAGGTTTATCCATTTCAATTCTTGTAATATATAACTGTGTTAAGATAACACTTATTAGAAAACCAATCCAGATGTATTCCAGAATGCTGCTGTTTTTCATTTTATTAAATCCTTGATAAAACATATTAGTAAATCTATATATTCAAATGGTCGTAAAACGAGGTAATCAATATTCCAACTTGCTTTAGCTTGCCCATTTGAAAGTAAAGGCCAGAAAGTATATATCAAATAACAAAACATTATAAAGCCGATGCGATATAAAAAGTAAAAAAATATTTCACTCCATCGTTTATGTTTCATTCTTGTTTTTATTTTCTTTGCACCACCAATCCTCTTTGCTTTCTCTGAATCGGGTGGAGGTTGCATTTGTTCCGTAATCAAGCCAACAGCATAAATACGCTCAGGTTCAGAAACACCTTTAAACTTGTATAATCCTACAAGCGCTGATAATGCATTTTTAGGTATAAATGGGTTTTTGTGCCCGTATCTTTTAAATATTGTATAAGCTGAATGTGATAAAAGTATTTGCTCAGATCCACATAAGCTCATTGTTCTTGCTGCTATGTTTTTACCTATACCTTCGATAGCTAATCGTTTAGCTCCTCCTGATATCATACTTTGTTCTGTTTTAACAATCAGCATACTTTCCCAGTGAATGCCAATCCTGCTCCTAAAAGGAAACTTCTTAACTCTTAAAAACTTTTTATAAGCAAATGCAAAAGCAATAGCATCTGGCACATTACCAAAATACATCAAAGTGCCATCGCTGTTATCTAACCATTGCCCATTATGTTTCGTTATTAAACTCATAACGAGCTTATCGTGTGTGGAAAACCAACGTGCAGCAGCATATTTACCGTTCTTTTGAACGAAACGAGTGCTCGCAATAATATCTGTTATTACAATAGCTATTTCAGCTTCAACAACGTTGTTTTCTTCCATAATGTTTAATCATCTTTCTTGTTGTTTTTGTTAGGCTTCTCCCAGTTTAAAAATAAATAAATAAACCAAAAAAAGAAACCCCACCATAACCAATTCCCACTTCCTTTTTTATAACTTTGATTACAGCCTTCTTTATCATCTAACTCATTAGTATGATTTTTATTCCTACTTGTTATGCTATAAGGTTGTTCATCTGATATCCATATAGCTTGCTGTGAATCACGAGGATGCTCTCTGCTTAACTCTTCAAAGCAATAACTATTTCCATACATAAATGGGCATTCGTCATCACTGTTTAATAACGTATCACCATCAATATCATCATCACAGTAATCTCCTAAAATATCACCATCCATATCTTGCTGATAGGGGTTATGTATTGATAGGCAGTTATCACAAGCATCACCTACACCATCTCCATCTCTATCAAGTTGTTGTGGATTAGGCATTCTCATACAATTATCAGATGGATCTTCAATGCCATCATCATCATAATCATCTGCATGTTGATAACTATCACCTAAATCTGTATTTGCTATTAAAACGCTGCCTTTTCCTCCGCCTCCACCACCACTCTGTTCAGGTGTTCCACAATCTTCAAAGTTGTTATCACATTCATAGCTTTGAGCCCAACTTGGAAATATTTGAATCAGATTTATATAGCAGTAAATAAAAACAATAGATATGAATAATAAAACTTTTTTCATTCTTTCTTCTCCAAAGGTTTATGGCATGAGCAGTTATGAGCTAACTCATCACATATTCTACAAGGGCAAAAGCTATCTTCTGGCCATTTACAGTTTATTTCTAACTTTCCACAAGGGCATTTGTAATATGTGCATTGGCACTCTATCTTTTTACAGAGAGCACACACTGTTTTTTCATCAAAAATCATATTACCCCTCTTTTTTTGGGGGTTTATCGTCTCTATCAAATATCTCTACGGCTGAACTCAAGTATTTATCAAGTGAATTTTGCCCTAATATATAACCAATCTGTATTACACCAGCTGTTATTACTGTTGTTATTAAAAAAGTTAGCTCATTTAGCTCCAGTTTTCCTTTAAGGTGCATTAACTGATATAGGATAATAGCTTTCCATCCGATATCTGCAAACAAATATGCTAAAAACTTTTTGCTTTGCATTGGTGAAAGTGTTTTTTTATCTTTATTCATTGTTTCCTCCGAGTGGATAATCTAACCACTTATATGGTTTTCTTTCTTTTAAATAATTTTCGTTAGTATCATTATCGTATGCTTCTTGTTCAAATCTTATTGCTAAATAGGATTGCCTATTAAAGCCCTTTTTCTTTAAAACAGCAGCAAACAGATAATCATATAGATATACAATCAAGAAGCCTATAATCAAAAGCTCTTTGTATTGCATCCAGTGAATTGTTTCGTGCCTTTTAACCTTATCAGATAACTCACCACGACTAAAAACTAAAGGCCCAAGCGTTATTGCATTTATTTCTATTGGTGCAACCTTGCTCAAAACCTTAGGAACTTTACTGTTTTCAAAAAATACAGGAAACATTATTAGCTCTTTCTAAAACTGACGTGAAGGTTCAAGCACCAAAGATTGAGGCCTGAAATCTTGTATTAAAGAGCGAGGCCAATCAGCATCGTGGCCCCAATCTCTTGTTGTAAATTCTCCTTTTACTCCTGCAACTAAAAACTTAAAGATGTTCGTGCCTCTACCAATATCATCAGCACCTAAATATACGTTAAAATCAATAAAATCTTTATCAATAAATCCTGGGTTTATAGGTAAAACAGCTTCATCTAAAACTATTTTAAACTGGCAGCCTGAATCTTTTTCAATCCAGAAAGGTAAAACTCTTGCTGTAACTGTTTCATTAAGCCAATCTGCGTTTTCACCAAAGAATGTGCCCATATGATATGAGCATCCATACTTAGCCATATAACCAACGCCTGCTGAAGTTGTATTTAACTTAAACCAGCGATACTCATATTCTTCATTGCCTAAATCTTTTTCTAAAACAACAAACTTATTTCTATAAGCTTCAACAAATGTTGCTGCTGTAGTTGGAACTAAAACTTCTCCACTTGAAGAAACTGTGCAAGGAACTGGAGTTATTGATGAAGCTAATAGATGATACAAATACTGAAATATTACGGGTGTGTTTTGCTTTTCACCAAACTTTATAACTTTAAAAGCTTTCATCCAATCTTCATCACGCATTTGCCATTTAGGTTTTAAAATATCTAAGTGATTTCTATCGAAAAAGTTATAAAGCTGAGCAAATTCACTAACATCAGGCTCCACTCTTGCGTTTTTTCTAATAATGTGTGTAAGAGAAGTTTCTATACCATCAAATGAAACATCTGTTTTACTCTTGTAATAAAGTTTTTGACGACCAATATAAATATACCCTTTATCTGGAAAGCTTAACGTCGTTTCAACAGGAATGCTTGTAGCACCTTTTTTAACTATTGCAGTGGTAACCGTGTAAGAACTTGAAACTGTATAATCCAATACTTCAGCAAAACTCTCTGTTAATACTGCGATTTTACTATCTTCACCTTTTTTATAATTTTGAGAAGGCAAATAGTTATCAGAAACTTTACCACGTTTAAGCCAAGCTGGCATTTTGCTTTTTATTGATATTGCAGCATCATATCTATTACGATGAACAACAGTAAGTGCATTAAAAATATCTATTCTGTTTAAAAATCCATCACCCCAATAAATCCTTGCATTATACTGGCCTTTAGGCATAACCGGCAAACAAGCATAAAGTTTATCTTGATTTATTGTTGTATATAGATTTTTTCCTCTTCCTGCAACTCCACTATAAGAAGGAAATATAACGCCATCGTTTGTAATGCTTTCAAAAACGACACGATATGGGCCTAAGCTTTTATTTTGTGGAAAATTGTTTTCATAAGTATCTTTAAACTTAGCTCTGATAACAGCTATTTGGCCACCGTTATCACTAAATCTAACATCATCACCATCAACATACGCTCCAATATTTCCGTGTGGGTCGCCAAAGTTTCTTTCGGATGTATTTTTATAAACATAATCTTCAACTTCATCGAACGGATTATTGATTGTTATACTTTCTGTTGCGCCAAAACCCATGTCGTAATACGTTGGATCTGGCACTGAGTTTGGAGTTCCGAACCCAATTTCGTAATTTGTATGAACGATATTAGTAATACCCATATCTGTTTCCTCTCTGTTTTATTTGATGCCTCACCCTATGTTTTACCATAGAGCGTTTATAAAAGTTTAACCAGGATTAAACGTCGTTATTCATTTTAAGCGTAATCTAACTCTTTTTCGCCTTCGAATGAAATGCTTATCTTTTTATCATCTCGAGATGCCTGAGGTATATTAGTGCAAGTAATACCGAAATATTCACCAGCAGCAATATCCTGATTAATATAAACAGAGTTTTGTGCTTGGCCTAAAGTATTATCTGATCCACTTGAGTTAGTGATAGTAAATGCGGTTCCAACTAACGTCCAAGTGTTTGCTAATGCTGCAGAATCAGATGCTGCTGTGCATAGTGCAAATTTAAGAGTTGCATTCATCATATGCCCAACGTGAATATGTGCAGCTTTCCAAGTAATAGTTTTCCCTGAGTTATTCTTAACCCAATATACGCAAGCTTGTTCGTCTGTTGCATAAGATGCCATATTACTACCAGAGAAAGAAGATGCAACTCCATCAATTTCAGTAAATCCTGTATAAGCTACTCTCTGCTTAGGAGTTCTAAACTCTACCTCAGTTTCGTTAGTTGCGTGATCAGTAACGTATAAAACATCACCTTGCTCTCCACTTGCTGAAGGTAGTTCAATAGTATGTGCTGTTCCTTGTTTTCCTTGAGTAGTTAATGTAACCTTAGATGCTGCACTATTTTGTAATGATAACTTAGCTTCTGTTCCACTTGTTTCTGCTTTTATAATAGTTTCATCTGCACTGTTAGTAATACTACCTGCTAAAGAACCATTATCTCCTGCAGTAAATAGTAAAGTTCCAGCACTTCCATTATCACCTAAAGTTGCGAAATCCTGAAGAACTACATCTTCTATAACCGTTGCTGTTCCTGAAACTGTTAGATTATCATCAATCACAACATCATCATAAAACTTAGCATCGTATGCATATATTTTTTGGACGCGTTTTGTTGTTGAACCTATATCAAAAGCATTATCTGTAACTGGGATAAAATCATCACCTGCAGATATCTGCCAGTTTGATTCTAAGAATGCACCTGAGCCATCTGAAAGTTGTATATCTCTTGCATCACCAACAGAAGCTGAGCCACCACCAACATTTGCATCGATTAAATCTTTAATAGCAGCAGCACTCATTAGTGATGCATCATTATCAACAAAGCTTTCTCCACTTGTTAATAAAGCTGATGCATTAATATGTGTTGTATCTAAGTTTGCAACGTTAAGAGTAACATCTCCACTTGTTCCACCACCAGTTAGGCCTAATCCTGCTATAACAGAAGTAATATCACCAGTAAGCATGCTGCCCGGCACCCAAGCACCTGTATCATTATCACCACTATCATCAGAAGCTGTTGCATCCCAAACTAAAACTTGGCCAGCAGATGGAGCATTTGTAGTTGTATCAACATCTGCTAATTCTGTTATTGATACTTCATTCATCTTTTCGAGTGCAGCTGTTTTAACTGTATTTCTTAAAACATTAACTGTTGAAGAAGGTAAGTTTCCGTTAGCATCGTTGCTTCCTAAAACTGTAACTAATACTTCAGGTGAAATACAAAAATCTGCACCTGTTGAACTATCAGCTGAGCCAGCTGCTGTTGCTGCTTCAACCTCATTAGCTAACTCCACAACACCTTTAACTGTTGTGCTTGCATTATCTCCATTTACTGTAAGGTTTTCAACAACATCAACTAACTCCCAATATCTTCCTTGCCATTCTCTTTGAGTTTTAGCAGGTTTAACTAAGTCGTGATTTGTTGATAATACTTCAATATCTAAGAAAGAAGATGAAGGTGCAGCAAGTGGATCAACTATGCTTGTAGCACCTGATGATGTATTTTGTGCTATACAGAATAATCTATAACTACCCCATAAATCTGCACTGAAAGTTGTTGAAGCTGCTCTTGGATTAAGAAGTGCAGCCGTAGTTGAAGGAGGTTTTCCTAAAAAGTGCCAGCTAAATGCGAAAACTGCTGAGCTATCATCGCTATCTGTAGCGACTGCACTAACTGTGATACTTTCTGGTAAATCTTCTTGATTAGGCGTTGCGTTTGACGCCGTTAAAGCTAAAGTAATTGCCATTTTTTATTTCCTCTCCTTAGTTCTTTATTGTGCATATAAACTTAATAGTAGGTAAGTTTATGTATGTTGGTGTATTTCTGATAATAGGCTGTGGTGGAGAATCTGATGTATAACCATCAATAACTGAGCCGTTATAATTAATAAAGTGTGATTTAATCATTTCTTCATATCTATTATTTTCTGCTTTGTTTTGAGTTAGATTCGTCCAAAAAGTAATAGCTGTTTGTGAGTTAGCTGATGTATTCCATGCTAAACCACCACCTACGTTTAGATAATCAACTGGGCCACCTAATGCCATAGTTCCTGTAAAGCCCCATAGATTATTAAATCCTTGTTTTAAGTGATATCCAAAAGTCGTATTAACGTTTATATCTTCACCATCTGGCCCATCGATAGGGTTATCAAGATCTTGAACAATCAATAACATATTAGTATCAGCTGCTAATCCTGCACCTCCTGTGGCATCCAAAACTTCTGATTTATCAAAAGGTAATGCCCAAAGCGCAGAATCAAAGCTGTGATTTACTACAGTTCCATTAAACCCAAAACTATTAGGTTGAGCTCCACCTATAGCAATAGGAAACAATTCTGTATATGGAGCAACTGTTGTTAGATTATCAAAATCAACCTCAGTATTTGCAGGCCAGTTATTATTAGCTGTTGCGCTTAAGTGAATACGCGCTCTAACTTTATGGATATTATTACCGACGAATGCTGCTAATCCCTGAAGTGAAAGGGTTGGTTGCCCTCCAACTAATGGTGAGTTATCTGTAGCAGCTGGGTCGTTTAGGCCATTTTTAAGAATGTTATCAAGCGCACTTTCCAAAGCAAAGAATGGGCCTCTTAAACCATTTGATATTAAATCAGCGATTCTAATGCTTGCAAAGTAGTTATTAAACAAATAGTTTGTTGTAATAGTTTGTGGTGTAACTCTATTCTGCCCTGTGTTTATATCCACAGAAACCAACCAACCATCTGCTTTTATTGAACCTATTTTCTTGTATTCATAAGATCCAACTGCTGAAGGTGTTGAAAGAGCAGCTTTAATATCCATAGTTTGCACTGTTCGAGTATCAACATCTTGTTGTATTGAGGCTTGATTTATTGGGCTCCAAAAGTTTCTTGTTTCATTTGCAGTCGATTCATCAGCAACTCTTGCATAAAGATTAACATCCTGAAAATCCGTCATTGCATTTTGATTAGCTGTGTAATATAAGTTTGCTAACGTATCCATTGATGAAAAATCTATTGCAATATCAGATGTTTGCCTTAAAATCTTTCCCTGAAGAACACATCTAAAATCATTCAACACCAACGTTTCAGTAGATGATGAATATGATTTCCTCGTTATTCTTGATAGCGCACCGTTATTTTCTGCACCTAAAAGGCTTGAGATTACTTGTTCGTTATAATCAAACAAATGCGACTGAAGATTTTGCGCATCTGATAATATAAACTGTTCAAGTGAATAAAAATTTATTTTGTTTATCATTTAAAACTCCGTTAATGTTATGACGACTGATTTGATGTTATAATATCTACAGCTCTTGCTCTAAGAACTCTTCTGTTTGAGCCTGGGTATATTATACCAAGTTTGTTTGTTGTATTTTTCACATATAGTTCAACGCCTCTAACTGGAGAAGCATCTTGTATTGCTCGAGCAAGCTGTGAAGGATAAAGCGCAACACCTATTCCAAGATTATTTATAAAGTTTAGAGTTGTTTTCTCAACTGCAGTTTTAACAGCAGGATAATTTGCATCTGTAGCAACGTATATACCTATTGATAAACCAATGTATTTAACATCTGGCGCTTCAACTTTAACACGTGTTCCAGCAGCTCTAAATCCTGTGAGAATACTTGCTCTATTTGGATTACCTTCTATTTCACTTTGAAGTTCTGCAATAGCACCTCTATAAACATCGTAATTTTGTATGCTCCAAACATCACCTTCTTGTAAAAACGTTGGGTCGTTAAAAAATATTAAACCTCGTTCTGGTATTGATGTATAAGAGCTTTCTCCTATAAGCACAGGAACTCCGCCTCGTGATATAGTTAGTTGGCCTTCTGATGCTTTGATAACATCAGTTGCAGGACGTTCGTGTTGTATCATATCACAGCCACCAGCAGGAACTGTATCTGTATATGTTGTTCCCGGCACAGCCATGTTTGATAATCCACTACCATCATCAACAATAAGCTCAGAATAACCCAGTTTTTCAGGATTTTCCCATACCTTTGCAAACTTAAACGAGGTTCCATTACTATCAATGAAGTTTAAACCTAAAAACTCTATAGCTTCTTTTTGTGAGCGACCTAAACTTCTAATGTATCTTAGTGCTCTATCTCTTAAACTATTATCTTCTTCTTCATCAATACCATTTGTAAGTGGCTGAAGATTCTCAACTTTAATAACTTCAGAAGGCATTGTTGCTATTGTATCTATATTACCTGCATCTGCATTGCCTATTAATCCACCAGTTGTTGCAACAATATAAACTCCATCAATATCATCATCACCTGCTGGGATAATATAATCTAATGCTGTTTCATACGTTGTTCCATCTGAACTTCTACTAACTCGAGAGCCAGCTGGGATTAATAAATCTTGTGCTTGAGCCAGAATAGTTATTTTTAATACAGCACCAGCAGCTCTTGCAGATTTCTTTCTTGATATACCAACGGGTGGTAAATCAGCAACTCTTTCATCTAAATCAATGCCGGTTGCACTATTGATATTGAAGCTTTCTCTAACATTATACATACGAGCTTCTGTATTGCCGATTTCTGTTGCTAAAGCTTGAAGTATAATATGTAATGTGCTACCAACTTGCACATCATTTAAATCAGTTCGGGCAACTACCTTAGAAGTTAGCTCTCTAAGAATTTGGCCGTTTGTTCTCGGTGTAAATGCCATTTGTTTTTAATCTCCTCATATATTAGTATATATTATTTTTAACCTCATTTTGAAGTTATTTTAACATTTTTATGCGCCAGGTATAGGCGCTGTAACTTGCATAGTATCATTATCAACAAGTTTAACGTTCATTGTTATAACAAGCCTATCATCTACTTGCTCAATAACTATATTATTTACATCAACAATACGAGGGTTTGCAATAACAGCTTCTCGAATAACAGCAGCTGCATAAACTGGATCATCAATTGTAACGTTTTTAACACCAAAAGAAGGGTATAAACATACATCACCTTCATTAGTAAATAAAATATTTTTTATAGTTTGTTTAATATTTTCTCTTCCACCCACTAACTCAATATCACCTGAAATGTTGTTAAACTCTAAATCATCTATTTCACACTGTATATCAGTTGAATGGTAATCACCTAAAGGTGCAAACGGGTTCATTCTTTTTTGCATTCCTTCGAGTGGAATATAAATCTTATCACCTATTTCTGGGAAGTTTCCGTTAGCCATTCGCCTAAAATCTCTCCAACCATTTAAATCTTTTATTTCTTCAGCAACTGTATCTGTTTGAAAATATTTTAAAGATATTCTTCTTAAATCATCATCTTTTTGCAGAGTATGAACATATCTTGGAACATTTTTTGAAAATCCAGTTCCTGCTGCAGAAATACCGGCACCTTTTGTTAATGCTGAAAGATTACTCTCATTACTCAAGTATTCTCCTAATACATATTTATTGCCAGCTTTATTTCTTCTTCTGTTTTCAAAATAGTTTCTATCAACACTTTTTCTTGCTATTTGTGAAGTATTTTTTATTATGTTTGAAATAGCAGTAAAGTTTGCAAACTCATGAAACTCTTGCTCAGATTCAGGCTCAGGAGGTTCAATATCTGCTTCTTTGTGTGTAACTATTGCTTGTTTCTGTATTTCTAAAATAGCTTGATTTTGTGGATATGCATTAGCATCTTCTGCTGCCACTTCTTCAGCTGTTAAACCAAGGCTTGCACCTAATAAACCTGCAGATGCTTGAAGATTTTCAATAGAGCTATTTATCGGCCCACCACTTCTAAAGGTATCAATAACTTCATTAAAATCTGAAACTATGCCACCGATATTTGTTAGTAATCCACCAGTTGAGTTCATTAGATTAGCAATAACTTTAGAAACATCTTTTATCTGTGATATTGAATCTCTAAATCCATCAACGTAATCATTACTTACATTATTAACAGCGTTATCAAGCAACTGAACGTATCCTAATGCGGCTCCTACTGTGCTATCTACACCATCTAAAACTCCAAGAATAGCTGGGTAATCTTTCGTTAAGTAAGCAAAATCATATGCTTTGAATTGAATAGAGTATTGAAAATCAAATCTATTTGTATTTGCATCACGACCATAGTTAAATGCCATCGGCTCAACTATAAAATGTGCATCTTCATCAATACATCTTAAAACCATATGTAATCCACCAGGGCCTGTGCCGCCGGTTATATTCATTGAACCATCAACTACTCTGTAAGCATCTCTTGTTCTTAGATTAGATGTTTGGCCAAATTCTAATGCTGCAGTTTCAACATAATGTTTAAGCATTTCATCAAACTCTTTAAAGATTGTGATTGCGTCTTGAAACATTACTCCACCATCTCTATTATATCCTCCTCTGCTATCTAATCCTGTTCTACCTGAAATAGTTATTTGATGTTCTTTATGTTGTGATATCTCTCTAAATGTTCCAGTTAAAGTATGTGTTAAACGTATTGGGTTTGCTCTACCTATTTGAACGTTTGATGGATCAATCGGAAAAGCTGTTGTAAAGATTATACCAGTTGCGTCTCTAACTTCTAAGTAATATTTAGCAGGGATTCGTAATAAACCATACGCTCCACCCATTCCAAAAGGTGGTGTTATACCAGCAACATAAGCTCTTGAGTATCTTGACGAAAAACCTTTTATTGCATCTAAAAAACCTTTCGCAGGGTTATAGTTCGACATTATTTCTCCTATGGTATCTTTATATTTAGATTTAAATTACCTTCAGCTTGAGTTTTAGTTTGAGCTGAAGTTGTTGTTAAAGCTGTTGCAGCAGTTGAAGCAGTTGATGTTATGTTTGCTGCTGCTGCAGCATCTTGTTCGGCAGCTGCTGTTTCTGATGCTGCTAATACTGCATTGCCTGCTCCGGTTGCTGTTGCTGCTGCTGCGGTATGAACGCCTGCTGCTGCCGTTGCTGCTGCACTTGAATAAGGTGCTTGTGCTCCTATTGCTGCGCTGTTTGCATTTACTTTAGCTTCTAATAGTGCAAGGTATGAAAATAGAGTATCTATAAACTGTTGGCCATTCAGAGGATTATCTATAGTTGCTCCGCCTTTTGAAATACGAAACACAGAGTTATCCCCGTTTAGTTGTAATCTTGCATCTTGATTGGTATTAAGGATAAGCCCATTAAGTTTTGCTAACGTCATTTCTGAGTTATAGTTTGATACGACGTAATCACTTGTTGAATACTCAATAACATCACTATCTGCATCTGTTGCAACTGTTTGCTCTGAAATAACATCAACGTCGTTTGGTTTAAACTGGCTTCCTATAACCATAGGCTCACCTTCTGCTGGAGTAAATATAACTACTTGATTATCTACCTCAACAGGCAAATTACCCCAAGTATTCATTCCTCCACCAACCGGCAATAAAACAAAAACTTCTATATAAACTTCACCTCTATCATCAACGCAATCAACAAAAACTTTATTTGTATCTTCATCTATTGAAACATCAGTTATCTGTGCATTTATAAATGAAGCTTTTTTACCAGCAAAAACAAAAGGCTTATCACTAATATTAAACATTATTTATTCCCTACTGCTTTTTCAACGAATCTAACTTCTGGCATAATCGGTGGGAGTTTATGCCAACTCCCTCTACTGAAGTTTATGGTTGTTCTTTCCATCTTATGGCCTCTAAAATCAACAGATTGATTATGTGATATGCTGTCGATGTAAAAGAAGAAAACATTTTCTGTGCCTCCTAATGTATTATAGTTGCCAAACTTATAAGCAGCTTGAGTTGGATCTGAATAATCATTGCTGCCGCCTGGAACTCTTCCATTTTTTGAAGCACCTCGACCTGCAACTTCTTGATATCTATCTGAACCTATCTGTGAAATAACTTCATCTGAGCCTTCGCCGAATGGTCGTAAAAACATATAACCCCATTTACCTGGGCCCCAATCTGCGCTTCCCTGAAAGTTGCATGTTAAACTTCCTTGTGCATATCTATTACCATTACCATATGTTAAATACATTTCTTCAGCAAAAGCAGTATTTATTTTTTTATGTAGTAATCTTGCTGCTGAGTTTTTACCACCTTTAGCAGCTGCTGCTGCTGTTGGCAGTTTATCACCGTTTTTCTTTCTAACATTAAAATACGGATATGTGCCTTCGAATAAACGTAAGCCATATTTATATGCATCGTATATATCAATAATAGGTGATGATAAAACACCTGTTTCAAAACCTGATCTGTTTGTTAAAAGAGAACTTTCAATATACGTTCCGTTTATTCTATTAGCTTCTACCCAAGTTGCATTAAAATCAAAAACATTATCACCACTCAAAGGTAATAAAGAGTTTTGTAATAACTCATCTGTTTTAATTGAAACATTGCTTTTTACTGAATCATCTTCAGCTGATAAAGGATATTGGATTGGGTATATAGCTTCTGCATCATAGCTTTCAACAAAAGATGAATACTGTTTATTTAAAAAATCTTTGTTTAGCTGTGTATTCCAGTGCCGAGGTTTTATTCTATATATTAGCGTTGGTTGAGCACCTAATGCTTTTGTTATGCGCCCACGAGGTTTAAATGCTGTGGTTCCTTCTGAAACTAATGTATCTTTTCCTTCAACTTTTCTAATCTCACCTGTAACATCACTTTGTAAATCTTCTTTATAAAAAGGTATTAACGTGGGTATCATCTCTATCATTCTATCATCAGAAACAAATGTGCCTATTACTCTATTCCAAGCAGATCCTCTTGTGTTTAAAGCACCCTGAAACTTTGTTATAAATCTTTGATATGGAGGTTTTTCTGGCAACATCTGATACCATATTGAGCTCTTTGGCACATCTGATTTTTTTGTTGCAACTACGATTATATCACCTATTCTATCACCAAGTAAAGTATTATTCATACCACCAGTTCTTGATGAACGTGGAGATGGGCCAGTTGTTGCATTCTCTACAGATGCATCTGCTTTTCCTCTTGCACCAGCTGCGCTTCCACCTGCTTTAGCTCTGGCTTTTGCTCTTGCAATGATTTCTTTACGTGATAAAAACCCAAGCTCTCTTCCTGCCATTGATGAAAGCATATCCATTGATTTAAAATATTGATATTGGCTTTGCATACTCATTAGAAATGCTGTGAATTGCATATCACCAGAAGTCGTCCAAGTGCTACCAGCTGATGTATTTGTTTGTTGATTACCTACACCTACTTGTGCTGCAACACCTTTGCTGATCGTGAGATGATATGCTTTTGATATTTTTACAAACTCTAACACACTCATTCCTACTGAAGGTGGCACTAACATATAACCAAAGTTTGTTATGAAGTTTTGTATTACTTCTTGAAAATCATGTTCTGCAGAAGCAAAATCAGCCATCTCTTTAATGTGTTTTGCCCATTCTTTGCTCGACATAATAAAGTTTGATAAAAACTTCATTTCACTATTATTAGCAACAGATTCAGTTCCACCATCTTCAGATTTTTGCAAGTTTCCTGGCATAACAACATAGTTGCAGTTTCTTATAGGCTCAATAAAATCTCTTGCTTCAATTTGAACCTGTGCATAGTTATCTATTCCATCAACATTTGAAAATGTTTGCTGTATGCTTGTTATCATACCAAAAAAAGAAGTAGTTCTCGGTTTAACTTTAGATTTTGTTATCTTTAAAGAACCATTATCTAACTTTTCATAAACAGAAGCTGTTTCTGTTTTCATATCTAATGATGCATAATGCCTAACTGTTATAAACTGGCCTGTTGTTATAGTATCAACTTCATCTGAAAATACTGTTCTCATTAATGCAAAAGGCATTTTCAAGGTTAAGCTAAGATTTCCGCCTTTTAAACCTTCATTTCTTGAAACTGCAGTAATATAACTTGTTAAAGAAATAGGTATAGGAGAGCTCCACGTATGTAATAGATAAAAATCGTTTTTTGAATTTTTAGTTTCGTTATAAACTTCCTTTAATGAACGTGATATAACATTACGCATATTCTCTCTATTAGGTATAGTGTTTGTTTTTAACCTTGCAGATATCGTCATATCATTAAACTCATAACTTTGAGATGCAGGTGCTGCTCCTGATGCTTTAATAGGAGTTCCTGCTGTTGAACCACCTGTTGCCATTAGAAAGCTCCTAACGTTATGTTTTTACATTCAACATCTAATAATCTGTAATCTACCATATAGAAACCTCTCTCGTCTTTACATAATACTTCAGGTTTAGTTTTTAATAAATCTTGCGCCATTACACCACTAAAAGTTGCACAAGGATTATGTTTATATTTCCAAGTATATACCTTTAAGCCTGAAGGTGAATAGCCAATGTGTTTAATGTTTTCTTTTAATCTTTCGTCGCTAAAGATATCTGCAAATTTCTTAATTGCTAAAGGTATTGCCGTTGCTATTGTTCTCATGACGCCAGAAAGGCCTAACATAGTATCTATTAAAGCCTCCATATCTTTTACATCTAAACCATCAAGTAGTTTCTGTTCGATTCTCTCATTTGTTTTAATGAGTGCCTTAATGTTTTCTACTTGATTATCGTATGTATCTTTTAGTTTTCTTGAGTTAGCTTCTGCATCTGCCTTAGTTATAATAGCACCTGCATTTTTACCGCCTGTTAGAGGTGTTGTTTTCCCGCCTCCCGTTCCGATAGCATCAATCTCTTCAGTTGTATATCCCATACCCATCATTGCCATATCACCAACATCGTCGCCTAATAGCTCACGAAGTTTGTTTTTCATAACAGAAGGCTCCATTCTTTCTAATAATCTTCTTGCCTTCTTAAAATCACCGCCAGTTTGAGCTAAAGCATCACTCATTAGTATGTTATTACCTAATCCTGAAAATGTATTGCCTAACTGTTGGCCTGCTTGAACGCCACCTTTCATTCTTATTCTTGAATATGCACTTGCTGCTGCATCACCTTGGAAACTTCGACCACCCCTACTTTCAAGGCCGTTTATCTGAGCATCAGTTCCATTGCCTAAACTTATACCCATTGCTGTGAATTGCTCACCAACAGCTAATCTTGATCCTAAATACTTAGCTGCTCCTGCACCTGTTAAACCTCGAGCATTCATTTGCCCTCTTAAATCATCCCCACTAAATCCTCTTAATCCATTTACGCCACTACCTCTTAGCATACCAGCATCTGCTTGGCCATACAAACCAAAACCTAAACCGCTTGAAACGGCTTTGCTTAGTTCATCAGCTGAAACTCTTCTTCTTGTTCCACCACTCTGAACTATTTGTGTTGCTGCATTTAAAGCTTCACCAGCTTGCATACCTAAGTTAGAAGCAGCATTGCTTATTAGCGTTCCATTAGCCGCCATAGGGCTTCCAGCTTGTGCCATACCTGTTGAAGCACCTGAATAAACCATAGAAGGCATTTCAATCTGTGCAGCCATATTTTGACGTCCTGCTAATGCTTGTAATGGAGCAGCAAGCAAACCACCAACGTATGGTATCTGAGAAACAATCTCAGCCATATTCGTTCCTGAACCCATATTTGATAAGTGCCCAAATCCAGCTTGTGCTATTCTGCCGGCCTGTGCGCCACGTGAATTTGCAGCAGCTGAGTTTCTATCATTTATTCCCTGCTGAACACCTTGTTGAGCCCTGCCGTATTTTCTATGCACTGGATTTTTTGGATCAAACGGCGCATCTGGCAAACCAGTAGCACTTGTAGGAACGGTTGATGGCATGCCAGCAGTTGGAGATAAAGCACCCCTACCGAAAATACCTCTTGCAAAGTTTCCAAATCCTCCACCTCCACCCATATTTATGTTTGCAGGGTCGTGCGCTGCGCCTGATACTTGTTGGGGTAGCCCGCTTAATCCTCGTCCAGCATTCTCACCTTGCTGACGAAGAGCAGCCAAGCGATCTTGAGCAAGGCCCTGGCTCACCCGGGATGTGTCGCCGCCAGCTCTTTGGAGAAGACGAGAGCTCAAGTTATCAGAGCCTCCTCCACCTAAGCCTATACGACCAGCACCACCACCGGCACCGCCGCCCATTCCTCCACCTTTTTCTAAGCTTCGAATACTCTTTGTTAAATCTTTTATTGCTGCTATTAAATCTTTATTGCTTGAAACAAGCTTTTTAATACCATCACCTAAGGCTTTGCCTCCACCACCAAAAGGTGAAGAACCACCGCCACCGAAAGGGCTACTTTTACCCATCATACCTGCAGCAGCAAAAGGAGGCATTGAAAAACCTCCCATACCACCACTCATTGCTGATGTTCCGAAACCTTTACCCATTGCTCTTGCTCCGGGTGATGAAGCCATCGGGGAGCCTCCGCTGAAAGGTGTGCCTTGTATTGGTCGCATAAAATATCTCCTATTTGTTTAAGTATATTTTGAGAAGAATTGTTGCATTGCTTCTTCTGGATTTCCACCATTAACGAATGCTTGTTCTATTTCATCTATTATTGGGTCGCCGATTGATTCAACAAACTTTTTGTTGTTCTGATCTTCCCAGTGTCGCTGATACATCTCTTGAAATATATCATCAGGCATTGCCATCAATGAAAACTCAACATTCTCCCAGCAATATAAATCATCATCATTAAAGATATTTATGTTTGGAAGCTGTAATTTAGCTAAGCGCTGGAAAATCAATGGAAAAGCGTTGTGGTTTCTTCTCTCCGCTACTCTCATCACTGCTGTTTCGAAAGTATCGGGTTTCGTGCTCAACTAACCTCGTGGCCAAATGATAACAAAACTCTAAATCAGAACCTACAACTTCTAAAACCCACTCAGGTGGATCTTTTAACTGTGAAACAATTCTTGCTACACACTGATAACGTGTTTTTGTATCAACAGGATAATCATCATATGCATAACCATCACATAGTCGCATAAGAATTTTATCTTGTCGTAATCTTCCTTCGCTATCTAAAATGGCAGAGCACAATGTGGCTTTCTTCAAACCCTTTTCAGTTTCGTATGATATTTCAAACTTAAGTTCTCTATCAACATACTCTTTCTTAATCTTTTGTGCAACTTCTTTAGCAGCTTCTTTCTCTTTGCCAACATCTCTAACATCAACAACTGAAGCGTCTTCTGCCTTCTTTTTTAAATCAACCAAGTTTAAATTACTCATACAATACCTCTCTCGTATTTTTTGTTCTATTAATAGTATATATCAACCATTATAGCAAGTTTATTCTTTAAATAAAAAAAAATGCCGAAGTTTTTACAACAACGGCACTTTCATAACATTATTAAAGATTAGTATCTTGATAAACTAAACATTAATGACGTTTAAGTAGGATAAACTTTTTTTTGTTAAATAGGTATATATTCAAATAAACCCAGCAGATTTAACAGAGTTAAAACTGGATATACGTATCAATCATCTGCAACAGAAACGAGTGCTGCTGGGAAATGTCGTATTAGATATAAACCTTCAACGAATATCTGAACGCCCATTAGAGAAGTTCTATCAACAACAATATTGTGTGAAGCAACTTTGCATCCCTTGAGAGTATATATTCTATTTTCAGAAGAAGTATTGCCAGCTGGAGCAGTTCCAGGAGCGCTATCCCATATTTCTAAATCAAAAGAAATACCACCGCCTCTAAACATATTATCAGTTCTATCGTCTTCACCTATCTCTGTAGATCCATCTGAAGATATCTCAGTATTTATCATACCTTTGCCGTAAGTTCTTTGCCCCAAAGCATCACCTGCTTCATCAACTTCCTCATCATTTAATCCATTAGCAGTTGTGCTTTGGAATATTCTGATAAGGTTTATTGAAGCAGATACTTGGCGTGATATTGGTGTAAGCTCTCTTGTATCAATAAAGCCTAAACTCTCAACGCGACCATTTAAAGTGTTTTCAGAAATAGAAACACCGGTAGCATAACCAGCGACTTTGCCGTCGATTTTAACGATAGCTTTGGCACCCGTTATTATATTTTTTGGATTGTTAGCCATTTTATTTTATCCTTTCTTAAAAATCACTAATGTTCATTGTAAATTCAACAAAGTTTAAAGGTTTAACAACAGCTAAATCTAAGGTTATAAAAGCTGTATCATCTACAATATTAACCTTAATGTTTCTGAAGTTTTTAATAATACCTTCATCTTTTAATCTTTTGCATCTTGTATTAACCAAGTTAATGATTCTACCAGTTGAACCTGCCAAAACTTTTGAGCCAAGTTCTTTTGTTAAGATGCTTCTTAAGAAACGTGCTGCACCTAAGATACTCTCACGAGCACTCATTTCACAGTTAATAGTTTCGTTATCTTTATTATAAGAAGAAACTCCTCTTGCAACTTTCAATGCATTATCAAAAGCTAAATAAACACCTAACTGGCATTTTCTGATTAGTTTATCTACATCAAGCTCTCTATTGAAGTTTTCTTCTGTGCTGATAAGGTTAGGTTTCAAACCTGTTAGAGGTTGTGAGTAAGGAATTGCGCCTTGCATACACATCATAAGGAATGCAAAATACTCAGGCCCTAAATCAACAACATCACCGTTATGATTTTGAACGCTCATACTTTGGTTGCAAACTGCCATATGCTTATTAGCAAACTGTGAAACAACAGTTCCATATGCTTGGTCGATTGTGCTTCCTGCAGGAGCTCCAGCATAACCTTGCCTATCACGGCTGTAAGCTAATACTTCGTCTAAGTGTAAGCTCAATGCTTTAGTAGTATCAGTATCAGTTGTTAAACAAGTGATGAGCTGAATATCTTTTGTTCTCATAGCATCTAAAGCAGCTTCAAAATCTGAATCTGTAGGAGCAACAGTTGCTCCGCCTGTTAAATCTCTAAACTCAGCCATGTTTTCTAAAACGATAGGCCAACCAACTATTTTAGCATCAACAGGATAGAAGTTTGCAGATGCTAAAACTTTGATATATCTTTCAAACTCAGCAACGTGAGCAGTAAAATACATTTTAGCATCGCCTGAAGCATCTTGTTCAAGATACACAGCATCTAAGTTTTTAGGTGCTGCACCTGCATCATAGTTAATAGCTTGAATATCAAAATATGTGTTAAGAGGATAATCAACGCCACTATTTGAAATAACTGCGTTTGTTAATCCTTGTGCTAAAGCGTCGTATGATGCATAATCTGTTAGCTCGTATTGAACTGTTGCCAGAGCAGCAGCTGTATCTGTAGCTTTATCAGTATTTATTGCAACAACGTCTGCAGCAAAATCACCTGATAGATCAACGCTTTGTGTTGCAAAGATAGCACTTCCATTACCACTATCATCATATCCATCAGCATAAAGCTCAATGTTTAAATAACGAGCATTTTCTGTTCCTTCATCAACTTGAGCTGCGCCTGCACCTCTATTATATCGCTCACCACCAGTAATCCACATCTTGAATTTTTTATTTGCTTTGGGTGTGATGTTAAATTGTTCTTGAGCACCTGTTGCTTCTTCTGCGGCATCTGCTCCATAAAGGGTATTTAGTTTATAAAATGCATCTAAATCTGTTGAATCAACTGAAGATTTAAAACGAATATTATTACCTTCAGCACCATATGTTAGTGATTCAAGTTTGATTGCATTCATTACTGATTCATTAGCACCTGGGTTTGCACCAACGATAGTTTCTCCAACGATTGCATTTACACCATCAAGGTGTCGTCCGTTAATGTAATTTGAAGCAATAGTTTCACTTCCTGCATTTACATATGTTAAAGACGCTGCAGCTGCTGAGCTATCCACGATTGGTGATTGAAACATTTTATTAAGTAAAAGCATTTCATAATCTGTGGGGTAAAGCTCAGGAACCGTTGGGCCGCTACCGTTTCTAAAAACATTTGCGGTTTTTGGTTTGAGCTTTGGAAAGTGGCCGATAACGCACATATTCTTAGCATCTAAACTTTCTGATGCTAAAAGCTGATTGTTTATATCGACAACAACAGAGGGAAGGTAAAGATTTCTCCCTCTAAAACTTATTGAACTTGGCATAATTGTTATCTCCTATTTCGAAATTGGATGTTTATCCTTTATTATATATCACTAACAGCATTAATATTTAACTTTTGTTTAACTATTCTGTTGAAGGAACAGCTAAAACATTTTCAACAATACTATCAGCATCATTATAATCAAAAGGTATATTTAAGTTGAGTTGCCAGAATACTTCAACTTCGTCGCTGAAAGGCTGAACTTCTAAGATTCTCTGTGCGTTATAAGATAGCTCACGAGCATAATATATCTCATCTGAGCTTGTATAACCTTCATCGTTTTCTAAAGCTTCTGATGATACAAAATCAAAGTTAAGATAACCATTTTGTAAGAAGCCATTTTTAAAAAGTAATAAAACACTCTGAATAACTCTATGTAATATTCTGGTTAAATCATAATCTTTATCACATATTTTTATTCTGCTTTCAAGGGATAAAAACAGTTGTTTATTTCTTCCGCCATTTGATAATAATTGCTCATTCATAGAAGAAGCTTCTTCATAAGCAACTGAAATGGCTGGAGTTTTTTCTATCTTTCTTGAAAAGCCTTTTGTAAAAGAAACATCGGATACAGAAAACTTGTTCCAGTATTTAGTTCGAAGATTTTGCCCTAACTCAGGAAACAAACCTTCAAATGCTGCTTGATTACCTTGATAAGCTTTAATGCCATTAGAAATAGCATGCAGAATATGTAAATCAATAATGTTGCACCTTCCTTCCCTTCGACCAGCCTAATAGTATATAGGCTTGAAGTTCTGATTTAGCTATCATTTTCGTTTCTTTGTTTTTATTTATCCAGCATCTTCCTGCTGAATGGTGGGTATAAGTAGGGTCGCTTTTAAGTGCATCCCAGCGCTTACGTGAAGCTTTACTCATATTATCTCTCCATTCATCAGTGAGCCAATCGGATTTACCTTTACGTGCTTTAGAAAGCTGTGATTTATGATTATCAGATTTTGCTTTGCCTTTGTTTTTCTTACCACCAATTTTACCTGCTTTAGATCTTGATTCTTGCATATGCTCTCTGAAATGTGGGTTTTCGTTTTCCTTTTTCATTCGTATTTGTGCAGAAATCCTACCAGTTTCAGACGTATATCCTCTTTGGTGTTTAGCAGGCATTTGATTGTAAGTAAAAGATGCTGCGACGAAATCTTCATCGACTAAAACATCTTCAGCGGCATAAGCTTCATTTAACGTATTATATTCACATAATATCGTTTTTTCGAAGTTTTTAACTCCGTATTTCTCTATTTCTTTATCCAATACTTTAGAACTACCCCAATATGTTTTATCTTTGCCCCCGATAGAAGCTCCGATATAAATCATATTACTCAGCTTGTTGCGTATGAGATATGTATAAGAGTTTTTAGGTTCCATTATAGTATCTCCAGTTTTGCATACGCTTGAACTATCATTGGAGTTGGTGTTTCTACACCTTTTTCTCTAATAACAGTATCACGCAGTGAGTGTGGATACGAAGAAACAACATAGATTGGGTTTGCGTAATAAACTATTGTATAATATTGGCCATCTAAAGGTGCAGATGCTAATGCATCACCTAAAGTAAAATCAATATATAAATCATCACCGTTAAGTGTTATTTCGTAATCTACACCTTCTTCTAAACTACCATTTACAACAGCTAATCCTGATGCATCTGTTTTATGAAGGTATAAAGTTCCTCTTTGTATATCACCTGCAGCAAGCTTTAATGTTCTTTGTGAAAGTATATGTGATGTTTTATCTAACCCAGCAACTGTTGAAGTTGTTGAGCCTCGTTTTAATATTTCGTTTTGCACTATATGAGAGTTTTTTAATCTAAATCTATCACCGTATGCAGGTAAATGCTCTGGTAATAATGATAGTTTAACTTCATCATATCTTGTTGTGCCTTTAATATCTGTTTTTTCTTCACCTGCAGCATTTGTAACTATAGCTTTAATCGATTGTTTTGAATGACGAATAATACCGCTACCACCACATACTGGGCAAGTTGAGGGATGTGAATCTGAAATGTTTCCTTCATCAGAAAAATCATCAGATAAACCTGTCGTCATTTTCAAATCTAAACCATAATCATTAGTATTTACGCGTGATGGGCATTTAGCAGTTTGCTCCCACTCCACATCAATACCTTTTTGTGCGTGAAACCTTCTAAACTCTTCCGACATAAAATCAGAACGTGCTTTAGTAAGGCTTTGTGATTTTGGTGTAAGTATAGCCATTTTTAAAATCCTATAGCTAAGCCAGCGATTTTATATCTTGCTTTGATTATAGAAACTGCATCTTTTAACTGCCTTCTATAACTTAACATTCTTGCACCGTAAGCTGCTGATGTTGCTGATGCTGTAGATTGTATGTTTTGTTTTAATCCATCAACCTCTAATGCAAAAGCTCCAACACCTGCAGAAAGAGCTAAATCACCTGCAGTATCAAGAGGAAGCATTGCAGCCATATAGGATATTGCTTTAACCATTGCTTGAGGAACTGTATGTAGTTTAACTTTAATAACTGCATCTCCAACTGTAGGAGTAATAGATATTTTTATTGAGTATTTATCTTCGTGTGCATTGAAAGATTTTATTTTAGGAACAGCTGCACCCGCAATGTTTCCATTTCCATCATCAACTATTTCAAAAACAAAGTTAGGTTTAGCTATTAAGTTTTCACCTATTGCTATATCCAATACTTCAGTTGAGTTTTGAGGTATAGTTATTGTTTGTTCTATAAAGTTAAATCCTGCTGTATAATCATAGTTGAAATATGCAGGAACTCTTTCATATGCTCTAAAAGCTGTAATCGGATCTGTTAAAAGTGGCAAGCTATTACTGAAAGTAAATGTGCCTAATGTTTCTGAAGTGGGTATTAAATGAATTGAACCTGCTTCTGGTGAAGATATATTCACCCAAGCTAAAGGTATTGATGTTGATGGATAGTTTCCATATGTTATTTCTACTTTATCAACGCTTTTAACAGGCCTATAATCTAATTGTGAGCCCCAAAAACTATATTTGTTTCCACTATAACCATCGTGTCGCTCACCCTTATTTGAATATTCATCAATAGTGATACCTAACTCATTCTCAATAACAGAAACAGATTGGTCGATACAGGCTTCAAACAAATCGTCTGGATAATCATTACCTGAATCATCTGTTAAATCAATGCCAAACAGTAATGTATCTTTCAGATATTGTGGTGTTATGATGTCGCGAATACCAAATGCTGCCATCTTTGTATCTCCTGTTTTAATCTGTTTGAACTTTTGTAAGTTTTATTTAGGTTTAAACAAGTATAAAGTTTTATTTTAACTGTGTTTAACCTCGTGTTTTATTTGATGCCTAAAAAGAAGCCTTTAGCAAGCTATTGAGAGAGGGCAAACTAAAGGCTTCAGCGAGTTTAAAACTCGAAAAAATGAACTGTATATAAATACTCCCCTCAGAAGTATTTCAATAAACTAAAAGCTAAGGCTTAAAGTAATACTGAAGGAACATCACGAAGAGTGAAGCACTTAGAAGGAATTTTCACTACAGGTGATCCGAAGAGCATCAATAGGAATTGTCGTGCTGAACCGGTTTCTGCCAAAGGACGACGAAGGAAATCGAGAAGACGAGCAAACTCGATAACGCCTTGATCCATTTGTGCGAAAACGATACGTCCGTGGCCCCAACGCTCAATACCATAATCCTCGAACTCACGTCCAACGATTTCTGCAGCAGGAACCTCAGCAATAAGCTTACTATCACGAATAACCTCAGCAGAAGTAAGAGCGTCAGCAGCTGCTTGGCTATATCCTGGTTTGAGGCGATAGATACGATAGTAATGTGCTCCGTTAGGATTACTTACTTGGAACTTAATCGGCTCTGCTTGAGCACCACTATCACCTTGGATAGAAGCTACAGAAACGATAGGTGCGCCGTATCCTTGCTTGCTAACTGGAACTACAACATAACGGAAGAAACCATTATGATTATCAGTTGCACCACCAGCAAGATCCCATTTAGCTACGCCTGCGCCAGAAGCTACAGGAACCTGAGTAAATGCACCACCGATTGTGGCTGAACCTGCAGCACTTGCAGAGAAGTGGCGGCTAAGGAAAGGAGCTGAAACTACAGGAACTGGGCCCATGGGTCCCATAATGTGAAGTTTTGGCCCAGCACCAAGAGTTTGAACACCGTTAGCTCCACGATCTACCATAAGAAGTGAATCATGACGACCGTTTTGAACTGATTGCTTGATAAGCTGGCTGTATAAACGAGGCTCCATCATAACAGTATCAGGACGACCAAAACGAGGTGCGCTGTGAAGCTCACCAAGAATGTCGTGAAGTTTAGTTGGGTCGAGAGAAGCGCCTTCGTTAGAAACAGTATTCTCAGAGAAAGCCTGCCCACCGTTTGCGTCAGTTCTTGCTCCACCTGCACGCTCAATTTGCTTTAAGATACCGTCGAAAGGAGTGCTTCCTGCTGCATCAAGCTCTTCGTCGCCCCAGAATAACTGTTGCTCAACTTTGCGCATGAGGCTCATTGTTCCTCTTTCAGTTTCTTCAGCTAAACCATTTGGGTTGCTTCCAAGAATACCAACAAGAGTCGCAACATCAGAAATCTGACGTCTTTCGGCCATATACTTGATTTTTACGTTTTTACGCTCATAAACAGAAGCAGTTGAACCAAAATCACTTTGAGCTCCGCCACCCTCTGAAATGAAGGGGTCGAGATCTTGACCGTGCTCTTTGATTACTGCATATTCATGTAGTGTATTAGAAACTTGAACCTTAGGAAGCATCGGCCAAAGAGCCAAATCTTGCATGCTATGAGTAGCAGAAGCAAGAGTTCCTTCGATTGATTGTGGAACGATAGCATTAAAGCCTGCAGTGCCAGCTTGGGTTTGATAACCAACTTCACTGTTCTTTTTAAGTGCATCGTTAAGACGGGTTAGATCGTTAATATCTACGTTTTCGTTAATGTTAGGTAACATCTGTATCTCCTATTAAAGTTTTATTTCAGTTAATGATACGCCAGCTTCGAGCTTAGATACTGCCTTGAACAGTTCTTTACGGCGTGGTAAATCAGCGGTTTTGATTTCAACAAGAGCTTTGCTGATGAGCTCAGGACGAGTTAGTTCTGTAGTTTCTTCAACTACAACTTCTTCACGAACTTCTACAGGTTCTGAAACTGTTTTAACGATTGGCTCTTTTTCAAGTTCATCAACTTTCTTAATAAGCTCTTCGTTTTCACAAACAGATTCTTCAACTGTTTTAACCAACTCATCATTTTGAGCTGTTAGTTCTTCATTCTTCTTGGCCAACGCTTCAGTTTTTTCTTCGGCATCAACGACACGCTTTGCAATCGGTTCGACTTTTTCGTCGAGGTTCTTTGCAATTTCTTCTGCTTTGTCGTTGATACTTTTTTCAATATCTTCAACAGAAGGAATAGCTAAGCTTTCAAACTTTTCCATCACAGCATCAATCTTCTCATTAAGAATATCTAACGCTTTAGAAAATGTTTCCAGCTTTTCAGTTTGAACCTCAATCAATTCATCGGCACCTTTTGCAATAACTTCAGAAGCTTTTGCTTCGCTATCAAGTGCTTCCTTAATGTTTTTAAGAAGCTCTTCGATACGATTGTTATCACTTTCGGTTTTCATATGTATCTCCTATTTTTGAATTGAGTTGAAAGCTATTATAATAATATTACTGAACATTGTTTAACTATTGTGTATTATGTAACAAAAATGGTGTGCATTATAGCGCGCATTCTTTATTTAACTTAATAGCGGCCGGCAAAAAACTTTTCCTGAGCATATTACCAACATTCATATTATTATATATATCTTTACTTTTATGTTTTATTAGTTTTAGGCTAATTTTTTTTTATTTATTTAACGTTTTGCTATTCGTGCAGCATTTCATGCACGAGTTCCATTATCTTCTCATCTTTCAATTCTGGATATTTTGAAAGTATTTCTTGTATTAACTCACGTACTTTCTCATCTCCAAAATCTTCAGAACTTTTTTCATCATCTATGGATTGAACTCTTATTTCTTCGTTCTTATCCATCTCCATTCGTGCTTCTTCTATAGCTTGTGCGCCTTCAAAGGGGGCAATATCATGTTTAATATCACCGCTTTCTTCTTCATCATTCTTAGGCAAAACAGCTTCTTCTTTAAGCTCAGGCAAATTCTTATCCATCTCTTCATCTTTTTTATCTTGATAACTCATATCCATTTCTTTCATTTCTACATCAAGATAGTGGTAAGAAGCCTGAAGGTAATCTAAAGCTTTTGTTATTTTAGCTTGAACCCATTCTGGTAAATCAGCATCTTCAGGTAATGAACCTAATAGCTCACATAGTTTCATGGAGTAATCTTCAAGCATTTTGCTTTGTTTATAGCTCATTGATAGATCTGAATATTCTTTTTGCATTTCTTCTTCTTTTGATTGTATATTCTTTTTTACTATTTCAAAATCAGCATCTGTATTACATGGGTTGGCTGTAATGCTTACGTTTAATACTTTTGCTTTAGTTATTATTTTAGGATTTCTTGGGTCGCGTGCCATAACTCTGCCTTCAACAGAGAATCCAAGCTTACGGTTAGAACCCGCATCTTTCATTGCATCGATTGTTTCTAATATATCTTTAACAATTTTCTTCTTTTTGTAAAGCATACCTTTCATAACAGTTGCTTTTAAACCTTCCTTTTCAGAAGGCACAATCTTAAGAGCTTCACCAAGTATATTTTCAACGCCAGTTCTATGTTCATAGTTTAAATAACCACTCGACATTAAATAGCTGAAATCTAAACCATCTTGTTTAATGATTTCGCCAGATGCATCTGTTTTTTCGGAGGATATTACGCCTTCAATAAAAACTTTATCATCTTTAGCTTTTTTAATATCAAGAGAAATGGGTTGATAAGCAACAAAATAATTGTTATCAGTTTTAATCATATCATTTATTCCTTTATCTCTATTTTTAGTTTTAGTGCTTCAGTTAAATCAACATTTCTTTCTTTAACTGCAGTTTCAAGAAGTTTCATTGCTTTTCCTCCTACAATATGCCAATCTGGCCGTTTTGAACTATATCTCTTTTGAATATTCCAAGCTTTTTCAAACTGTGATATCCTTAGTTCTCCGGCAGCTAAACTTTTAGCAATCCTTAAAGAAGCATTTGAGCCTCTTTTAAGTTTTTTGTATTTAGAAACTGAATGTATTGATGTTCTAATGATAGCTTCACCAAGTTCAATATAAATAGGTTTCTTGGGTTCTTCGACAACAGTTTCTTCAATAATAGGTTGTTCAACAACTGTTTCTTCACCTCTTGCTTTTCTTAATAACGCTGTAAAACTCATTATGCCCTCTCATGCTTTAGTTTTATTTATTATAGTTTGTAGGTTGGCTTAGTATATCTATCCGCAGATTTCATATAAACTAACGTCCAGTAATCTATTTGTTTTTGTAGTTCATCTCTTTGTTGCTTACTCATCGTCTTCCTCTTCTTTTTTAACTCTTTCAACAATCATTTCTGCCCAAGCTCTTCCTTCATCGCCTGCCCAAATTTGCCAAGCGGTATAACCGGCATCTGCCCATGGAAAATCTTTATCTTCTTCAGAAACTTCTTTATTTTTTTCGTGCCTATCAAAGAAAGCTTTCATTCTTCTAACTGTATCATATGAAACTACATCTCTATTTGCCAGTTGCCTTGCTCGCGTCCAACCAACTCTTGTTCCACCTTTTACTTTATCACCGTGTTCTTCTCTTGCGTCTATAGCTCTTTGTGCTACATCTGCAACTGTTTGAGTTGGTTTATATGTATAAGCCTTCAATAGAGTATCTACGTTAATCTCTGTTTTGATTTCTTCTTCGTTAGGTATATTATCATTAGAAACTGATTTTTTGCTTTCTAAATGTTCTTCCCAAAGGTGCATATCAACTTTTCTTGCACCAGATTTTGAATCAAACAAGAAGGAATAAACTCTTGCCCTCGACCAAGATTGAGGTGTTGCACCAGGGCGATGGCCTGATGTTGCATATGCTGCTAAACCTTTATCATAAACTTCTTCAATAATCTTTTTAGAAACGCCTGATACTTTACTTGCTGCTCTAATGAACTCATCTTTACCGGGCTTTTTAATCTCTTCTCTTACTTCATCAGCCTTTTTAGATTTAGTGCCTTTGTTTTGTTTGGCTTTTTCAATATCTTCATCACCTGGGAGTGGCCCATATACTGGCTTTCCAGTTTCTCTATAAACTTTTTTACGTCGTTCTATTTCTTTTTCACGTTTTCTTTTTGTATCTTCATCTAAACCTTCAAAGTATTCTGAAGGATGTGATTCACCATCGTTATCTGTATCAACACTTTTATCAATATCTTGTGTAATATCAGCAATACCTGCTTTAACACCAGCAACTTTTAGTTGAGCGTAATATGCAGCAACAACATCACCATCTTCTAACTCTGTTAAATCGTGTGAAGCTCTTATTTCATTAAGAGTTAAATACTTCATTCGATGCTCTTCAACTTTCATCTTATCAAGCAAAGAAATGCTATCTAAGTAGTTGAATGTAATCTCAAATCTATCATCAATTTGCGAAATAATATACTTGTTTATCCACCCTTCGATACTTCGAATAAGTGGTCGCAAACCTTTTTCTTTACCCATGAGTATTCTTGCATTTGGGTCAGCTGTAACAAAAGAGTTTCCGCTACCTTCATTACCAAAAACAAATCCAATCTCTGCAGGATCCATTTGAAATACTGAACATGATAGCTTTATTAAATATTTAAGCCAGTTATCATATTCCATTTCTTTATTAGAGTTGCTAAGATTAATAGATGATATAGCTTCATCACCTTCTGGGTCGAGTTGTATTAGTGGAGTTCTTTTAGCGTTTTGAACGCCATTTAACATTTGATAAAACTCACGTCTAAATGCTCTGAAAAGGTTTGGGTTCATTTTGCTTTTAACAGCAATGATACCGTTTGCGTTTATACCATTAGTAAAGTTTGATGCATTATATGTTTCAGCCTGATAGATGTTTTGTATAACACCTACGAGCTCTTCTAACTCAGGATATCCGTATTTAAGTGAGCTTAAATCTGTTCTTGGTCGTCTAATACCAAAACATAAATCTTTTTGGCTATATTCAGCAACAACTTTATTAGATATTACTTGAACATATGCCGCTCTATCTTTATCTCTTCTACCAGCTTTAATCTCAGATTCAGAAAGTTTTGCTCTTCTTACAGTTTTTGCATCAACTGGCTGAAAAGCAACAACCTCACCTAATCTATTTCTTACTATTTCAAAGTTGCACTGGTCGTATGCTAAACTATCTCTAACTATTTGCTTTAAGAAATTTTCGAAGTTAAGTTCAAAATCTGTAGGTTCTGAGCCACAATTTTCAATAAATGCTCTAAGCATCTTCATTGTTTCTTTATCATCATCACTCGGCTCAGCTTCTGCATCTTTAAGTTTTATTGAAAAACCTAAATCATCATCATCTGTAAATCGAGCAAACTCAGCAACCTGATTAATCCTGGTTTGTAAGATACTTGATACGATTGGGTGTTTTGTTAAGTTTTCTAACTGATGATAAGTGATAGCGCCTCGGCCACCTACATCATAGTAATAATCACTTTTACCTTTCGAATCACTTAACATACTAATATTAGCTGAATCGTATGGGTTTAACTCATACGACCTTGCTTCTTTTTGAAGTTCATCAATAACGCTTTTATTTATTTCGTTATCTTCTCCATCATTTGCTGCTTTAAATCTTTCAAACCAATTAGGCATGCTTAACTCCGTTTGTTTTAATAATAAGTATAACTATTATAAGTAAAAACTCAAAAAGATTTACTATTAGTTATCTCTTTGCATTAAATGCGCAATATTAGTATCTATTCGAGTTAAAGTTTGCTTCATATTGCTCATCTCTTCTTTGATTTCGCTTGTTTCTAACTTTAAATCTCTAATATCACGCCTTTGTTCTCTAAGTTGTTCAACTTCAGTTTCAAGTTTCTGTATATTTTTTGCTGTTTCTTTACTATCTTTGTGCCAAGCAAAAAAGAAACCTAAACCCGAAATTATTGTTCCGATTGAAACAGCTACATTCGTCTCCATAGTTTTGATGCCTTTTCTTCTGGGTATGTTATCTTTCATAAACAGGCTCCTCCTCCTGTATTCCCGCTATTGCGGCCACCCTATATCAAATAAGGGTATCTCATTTAACTTCTGTAAAACTTTCTTAGTAAATATGATTAAACATATAAACCTCGAAAGAATAAAAAACCTACATCATCCTCGTTATTCTTAGAATGAACCTATGGCTACTCGTTTCCAAGTATCAGATGAAACACATACATAAATAAAGCCTGAGTCAAATCTCATATCACCAGCTGTTCCTGATGCAGAAGCAGAAGCAGGTTCATCACCTTCCATACGAAGCTTACCAACAACATCGCCAGCACAATCAATAGAAGCAACTTCCAAAGCGCCGATATCCATTGCACCCTTAGTATAGTTTCCTGAAACAGCAACAACATCAGATGAAGGCTCAGTATCGTGGGTAAATACCTTGAATTTATCATCAGTTTCGTCGAAGAAGAAGCCACAGAAGCTGTTTGCGGCACGTTGTGAATAGAAACCATGATCTTTAGCTGATGTATTATTTACACCAAGCTCTAACAATGTATCACCAAGCGTCACGGTAGCAGCTGCAGCAGTAAGATTACCACCAACAACAACATTACCAGTTGAAGTTATATTACCACCAACAGCTAAATCATCAGCGATGGTGACGTCAGAAGGCAAACCGATAGTAATAGTATCATCACTAATAGAAGTTTCAATCTCATCAGTAGTTCCGGCGATAGTAAGAGTTCCACCAAGAAGAATATCATTAGAAGTTCCGCTACCAGCAGCAAGAGTAAGGTGGTCGTTAGCAATCATATCATTAGTAATTGCATCGTCAGCAATTGCTGAAGTTAGAGCAACATTGCCTGAACCATTAAATGATACGTTAGCAGCTGTAACTGGGCCTGAGGTAATACCAACGTTTCTTGCAGTTTCAAGAACTGTAGCTGATCCTGCATTACCAGAAGTTGCGCTACTGATTGAAGCAGGAAGAGTATAAGTAAGCTCATTATCAACTGCACTGTAATTTACACTAAGGCCAGAAGCAGCAAACTTAAGAGTTGAACCTAATGCTCTATTATGGCCAACACCATCAACTGAAATAACAAGTGTATCATTTGCAAGCATATCATTTGTGATTTGCTCATCAGCAATAGAAGAAGTGAAAGCAACATTACCAGAACCATCAAAACTTACGTTAGCAGCACGAACCGGGCCGCTTGTGATTCCGAAGTTTCTTGCATTTGCAAGAGTTGTTGCTGTTGAAGCATTACCTGTAAGAGCACCAACAAGGCTTGTAGCAGAAACTGAATCTAATCCACTAACATCGTCAGGGAGTGAGATAGTGATAGCATCGCCAGATACTGCAGTAACAATCTCATTTGATGTTCCATTAATAGTAAAGGTATCACCAAGTTGAAGAGCTTGTGAGCCACTTCCACCTGCGAAGGTAATTGAATCGCTAACAAGCATATCGTTTGTGATTTGCTCATCTGCGATTGTGCTCGTCATTGCAACAGCGCCAGAACCATCAAAACTAATATTAGATGCTCTAACTGGGCCAGAAGTAATACCGATATTAACTGCTGCATTAAGAGCAGAAGCTGTAGAAGCGTTTCCACTTAATGCTGCTGAAATGGTTGAAGGTAAGCTAAAGGTGTATTTATTATCACCAGTGCTATAAGCAACGTCGATTTCGTTAGCTGTTCCTGCAATATCAATAAATCCACCGAGTTCGATTGTTTCTTGTGAAGAGCCAGCAAGTTTAAGTTCTAAACCTGGGTTAGCAAGCATATCGTTAGTGATTTGGTCGTCTGCAATAGAAGAAGTAAGAGAAAGATTACCTGTTCCATCAAATGAAACTGCAGCAGCTCTGATTGGGCCTGCGCCGATTGCAAAAGTTCTTGCACTCTCTAAAGCTGTTGCTGTAGAAGCATTACCAGTTAAGGCACCAACGAGTGAAGTAGCGCTAACAGAAGAAAGGCCACTTACAGCTGAAGGTAGGCCGAATGTGTATGTTCCATTTGAGCGAGATACCTCAAGCTCATTAGAAGTTCCTTGAAATACGAGAGCTCCACCAATCTCAATAGTAGCTGGAGTAGTTCCATCACCGAAAGAGTATCCTGGGTTTGCCAACATATCGTTAGTAATCTGGTCGTCTGCGATAGTAGAGGTAAATGCAACATTTCCTGAACCATCAAAAGAAACATTAGCTGCTCTTACAGGGCCTGCTGTAATACCAAGATTACGTGCAGTTGCAAGAGCTGTTGCAGTAGTAGCGTTTCCACTAAGAGCACCTTCAATATCAGCAACAAGAGTAGCAGCTGATCCACCAGTAACTGTGGTTGAAGGCTCAGTAGTAATCTCTTCTAATAGTTTAAATTTACCGCTATCATTTGCATCACGAACTAAAGCCGCATATTTATCAGCTCCGTCGTTATATAATCCGTAAAAACCAATGTCGAGTGCATCGCCATCGTTTCCGCGAGCAAGTTTGATTAGTGGATCTTCAACATCTAAGTTAGATACTTGAAGAGAAGTGTTTGTTCCTGTAACAGTAAGATTACCTTGAACTTCAACATTTCCTGAAGCTGTCATAGTTGCGACTTGAACGTCAGCCGCATGAACTGTTCCCCATTTAACACTTGAGGTTCCGAGGTCGTGGCCCTCGTTTGAATCTGGTCGTAAAGCTGCCATGATGTAAATCCTTTCAGATTTTTATTTTAATATTTATGTTTTATGATGCCGAGCATTTTATGACGCTGTAATACTATATATATCAAACAATGGTTAATTTATTAAAAATCCCTATTTTATTTTTTTTATTATTGCAGATTGCTGGTTATATTTATAATAGAAAAAATCCTGAAAGGATAAAATAATGAGTGATAAAAAATACGAAAATGGTTTTCAAAATCCCCAAATACAAAAAGAGTTAGGAAAACGTGGTGCTGCTTCATCTCTTAAGAAACAAAGAGAAGAAGAAAGCGGTTTTTTTGATGCCGAAAATAAAGTTAAGGGTGGTAAAGCTGCACAACCTATACTTAAAGAAAGTAATAAAGGTTTATATAACGAAGAAGTTAGAAAAGCAGGCACTAAAGCTGCTGTTAAATCTAAAAACTTTATGAATAATCAACAGAAAAGCTGCCCTAACTGTGGATATACTAATAACCCAGGCGTAGTTGGTCGTCATATGAAAAAGTGTGTAGAAGCTAAAGAGTTATCTGAAGATGAAAAGAAAGTCGAAGAGCTCCTAAAGCAACAAGCTGCAGAAGCTCTTCAAAGCTTATTAGATATTTAATCCAGATACTATGCCTGTAAATACTGCATCACCATCAGATTGAACGTCAAAGTGAATATCAGAACATTTCTCAGCAGATGTGCCATAGAAGATAAAGTCGAAACCAAATCCTCC